AAGTGTTTTTACAGGACATGATTGCCAGGGCGCGGAAGGCGGGTCACATTTTAGAAGCGACCTATAGGACCCCGGACGAATACGACTTTTTGGAATATTGTAGTTGTAGAGCCTGGAACACAGGAGAACAGAGAGTGCTAGTTCCCAAAATTGGTAGAACCCTCACAAAGAATTTTGTAACAGTCAAGAAAGTTGAGAACATGTTAGAACATTGTGTAGGTATAGCACTAGGATTGGCTTATTATGAATGGGCACCAGTAACGGGAAAAGTAGTGAGACAACTAGTAAATGCTAGAACTTCTAAAAGTCAAGTGAACAAACTGGATTCTGATTATCAAATCACTCTGAAATCAAAACTACCCTTCAAGGTTGATAATGCCGTCTTAGCTGCACAATTTGAAAGAATTTATGGCATGGAGCTAAGTCAAGTAGAAAACGAGGTGAATAGTATAGATTTCACTCTAATGGGAGTAGAACATGTAAATACTACCATCGAAGCTCTTTTCCGTGTCGACGGAATAGAGGCTAACGATGTCGAGATGGGAAGTGATTAATCACTTTCTGTCTCTAAAAGCGGGCCAGGAAAATAGGTGGAGCCCCCGCGATAGTGGAAGTTACTCTTGGCATGAAGGAGCCAATGATCAAATGACAAATTGAATCTTCAACCGACGGAGGGAGTCTAACTTTAAAGAACCTCGGGTGGCGGGCTTCAACAAGCAGGAATCCGCATTAAATTCCATCCATGTAGCTGGAGAATAAACTAGAGCACCGGGATTAGTCACCGGTATACAAAAGAAGACAATGGGGCCTAAAAGCCTCTATTTGGTAATGGGCCAGCACCCCTATACCATCTTAATCACTATTGCTCCTAATCGAAACAGAAACAGGCAAAGGCGTGAATCCCGTCCTAAAGCAAAAATCGGGAATAAACAAAACAACAGTTCTTCCAAAGATGACAGCGTCAAGAAAATGTTGAAATCTCTAGTCAAACAAGCTTTGATAGGAGGTGGATCAATTCTAGGCAGCGTCTATGGAGGCCCCACTGGGGCGAGCATCGGTTCATCGGCTGGTGCTATGCTTTCACGAATAGTTGGAAGTGGAGATTACAAGGTTGAGGAAAATTCTCTAATCAGCAACCAAGTACCCGTCTTCTCGCAAGGTCCAAGGTCAGTAAGGATTCGTCATAAGGAATACTTAACTGATATCATTGGGTCCATTGCTTTCAGCTCTCGATCGTTCGTGATTAATCCTGGAGCCGTCGGCACCTTTCCTTGGTTGTCGGCTGTAGCTGCACAGTTTCAACAATATAAAATGCATGGATTAGTTTTTGAGTTCGTATCAACTTCCGCTGACGCATTAAACAGTGTCAACACCGCATTGGGATCTGTAATAATGGCAACACAGTACAATTCGGCGTTGGGACCGTTCACATCCAAAATAGAGATGGATGGGTACGAGTTTAGTACGTCTTCTAGACCCTCACAATCCTTTCTACATCCGGTAGAGTGTGCTAAAGGCGAAATGTCTATAGACCTCCTGTATGTAAGAACAGGATCCGTACCTTCAGGCCAAGATCAGAGAATGTATGATCTAGGGGAAACGCAAATAGCGACTGTGGGTATGCAAGCTGCCGCTACGATAGGGGAGCTTTGGGTATCTTATGATGTGGAATTACTAAAACCACGACTCCCTCCAGGTGGAGTCGTTCCTGGACAATATTTCAGACTGAATAATGGG